CGGCCCGATGAAGCTCCTTCATGTTGTAGAGTTCGGGGTTCATGCTGGCCTGCTGCATGATCGCCTGCATCTGGATGATGCGGTGCGCCTGCGTCGCGGCATTAGGATCGGATACCGGGATGACATCGACGGTGGTGCCGTCGAAATCCATCTGCCGGTTGAACTGGCCGCTCTCGTCCCATGAATATTTGGGGTCCATGTAGTCGTGGATGCACTTGCCGATCAGCCCGAACTCCCGTCGCAGCGATGCATGGAGACGGGCATGAACGGCGGTCATCACCTTCATCGAGCGTTCCAGCAAGGCAAGCGTCGTGCCGACAGGGGCGCTCATGGTCTGCGCGGTGATCTCGGTATCGGCAATGGAGCCGACGCGGCGTCCTTCCTCGACCAGCATTTGCAGCAAGCCTGAGAGAACCGCCGACGGCTCCTTGTACGGCATCGGGAACAGGTTCTGCTGAATGGTCCCGGCAGGCACATCCACGTCACGCCATTCACCGGGAGCGATAGGTGTATCGTCGCCCTTGGTTCTCAGGCCCCTCGTCTTCAGCCCGCCGGGGAGATTGGAGAGGGTTCCTGCGTCAATCAACTGACGCAGTATGGACGTGGCGGCTTTGGCAATCGAGCCGAGAAGATGGATCAGCCCGATGCCGTAGAAGCCAAGACCCGGCATGTATTGGAAGTGGACAAAATACTGCTCGGCCACGCGCTGGTCGTCGGCCTCGTTCCAGTTGCGGTAGATCGACAGCACCTTCTGGCTCTGCTTGTCGATGGTGATGATGTAGGGATCGGCCACCTCGTCCGGATCGGACAGGATGCCGGGAAGATTGTAATAGACATGCACCTCGTAGAGGGTGTGGCGGCTCTCGATCTGTGCCGTCGGCTCGACGCCGATGATCTCGTCTTCCTTCTCCCGGCCCTCGGGCGGGCTGTCATAGGACGGTTTCGGCAGCTTGACGTTCTTGGAGTAGAAGCCAGCCCGTTGCAGCTTCTTCACCTGATTGGCCGACTTCTTCATGACGTGGGTGTAGCGCTCGGAATTCTCCAGATCGGAGCATCCGTAGTCGATGATGAAGTCCTCTGCCGGGACCATGCAGGAGGAAGGCCGCTTCTTGATCGGATCGTAATAGACCTTCTTGAAGGTCGAGCCTGCGAGCGGTAGCCGGAACAGCAATTGCTCCGTCTCGTTCCGGTACTCCTTCATGTTCTCCGTCAACTGGTAGTTCATTTCCTCCTTGACGCGCTTGGACAGGGCGACCTTCTCCGGTATCTCGTCACCGAATATTTTGGTCAGCACCGGCCCGTTGGCAGGGAAGATTTCCATGATGGCGTTGGACTGGAACCGCACCACGCTTTCCGTCAATACAGGGTGGTAGACACCACTCGATCCCTTGAAGGGTTCGTTCCTGTCCTCGCCCTTGAAGCCGAGGTAATCCAGTCCGGAGACATAGGTGTCGGTCCATTCGGCGCGGGACTGGTCGTCGGCATCGACCATCTCGATGATGTCGGCGGCAATGGTCTGGAGGTCGTCGTCCTCAAGGAAGTCGGCAAGGTTGGCGCGATGGTCGGCACCCGGATCGGCCATCGGCTCTTCCGGCGGCATGTCCATTGGCATGTCGTCCGGCATGACCTGTACGTCGAGAGGCGGTCCCCCATTAGGAAGAGGCATCTCGTCTTGCATCGGGGTCATTGCGGGAGCGATGGCCATGGTCTTCCCCTTGGAGCGCTGTCGAGCACAACTCGCGCTAACTTATTGATTATCAATAGTATTCCAATCTTTTCCGGGCAGTGGCCCGGAGATCGCTGTCATCGTCGTTGGCGGTGCCGATCCAGCCTCCCTGCCGGAAGCGGTTCAGGGCCATGGTCACGGTGTCCACATAGTCATCGTGCTCGCCAGCCGGGAAAGCGGCGCATTCCTCGATGACCTCCTGCGCCCACGATTTGATCTTGGTCGCGAACACCATCTTGGAGGCGAAGATATCGGTTACCGCATTGACCCTAGATATCTTATCGTTGGGATTGCCGGTGCCGCCGCGACCAACGACAACCTCCGTAATCGGGATGTTCATCTGTCGCAACTCGTAGATCAGGGGATGACCGGCGGCCCTCGCCTCGATCAGGCAGATGTCAGGCTCCCATTCCTCGTAGTGCCGCTTGGCTTCCTTCTTGAGATCGGGGAACTCCCACTTGCCCCGGATCGCATCCAAGAGGATCAGTTTGTTGCGCCCCTTCTCGTCTTCCTCGTCCGTGAAGACGCCCCATGTGGTGCATGCGGAATAGTCGGCACGGGTGGAATTCGAGAAGGCGGTATCCCAAGACTGGATGATGGTGTCGCATTTCGGGGGTTTAGCGTGTTCCCAGTTCTGCCAGTAGTCCCGTTTGATCAGAGCGCCCTCTTCGGAGACGGGGTTCTGCTGGTACTGGGCATTCCATTTCGAGATCGGGATCGACGCCTTGGTGCGGTTCAACTCGGCCAGCGACCAGTATTCGGGCCAGATCGGGTTGCCGGACGGCAGGATGGCGGGAAGCTGCACGATTTCCCACTGATCGGAGTGCTGATCGGCCATCTGCTTCCGCAGTAGCTGTCCCGTGAGATCGCGAAGCGACCACCGCGTCATGACCACGATGATCGCCCCACCGGGCTGAAGACGCTGGCGGGGACCGCCCTCGTACCATGACATGACCCGGTTGTAGACTTCCGGGTTCGTCTCACCGATCACCGCGTCTTGCTCGCTGTGGGGATCATCGATGATGAACAGGTCGGCCCCTTTGCCAGCGATGGCACCTTCAGCACCAATCGCGAAATACTCCCCACCCCGGTTTGTGGACCAGCGGCCAGCCGCCTTATTATCGACGGACAGGGAGACGGTTGGGAACAGTTCTTGAAAATCATCACGGTCAATCAGCGCACGCACCTTGCGGCCAAAGCCTACCGCCAGTTCTGCCGTGTGCGACGACTGGATGACTTTCTTATTTGGGTAATTCCCAAGGAAGAAGGCCGGGAGGTAGATCGAAGCAAATTCCGATTTGGTGTGCCGGGGCGGCATGTTGATGATGATGCGCTTCTTGCGGCCCGCGACCACCTCGTCAAACAGTTCCGCAATGATGCGGTGGTGCGATCCCTCGATGAAGTCCATCCAGAGCGTCTTGACGAATGACAGGAAATGGGTCCGCGCGGTGGCTTTCGCGCGGGTGTGGGTCAGTTCCTCAAGGAGAGTGAGGACTTCCTGCTGCTGGGCGAGCGGAAGCCTGCCGATTTCTCTTACATAATCGTCGTAATCCATAAAAGAAAAGGACCGCGCTGGGGAACGCGGCCCTCCTTTAAGGGGTGAGGGTTATTATGAGCAGCTACAGGTTACAGCCTGTTGACTGCGTTGGGAAGCCTACTTGCCCTTCTTGCCCTTCTTGGCTGTCTTGCTGGTCTGCGTCTCGGTGACCGGCTCGTACTCGAAGAACTCGAAATCGAGCGGGTTGCTCTCGCCGGAAGCGTTCTTGACAGCCACCGGCACCACGACAGCCTCGCTGACAAGGCTTGGCTTGACGATGGTGGTCAGTTCGGTGTCCGACAGGTGGGTCGTCGCTTCCTCGCCGCCATTGAAGAGAATGACGGTATCTGCCGTGAAGGCGGTGCCGACGATATGCAGTTCGAAGTCATCGCCACCGACCTCGGCCTCTGCCGGTTCCAGCATGGTCAGCATGGGTAGCTGCGCCGGGGGACCGATCGGGGTCCCGGTCTGTTCGTAGACACGCATCTTGTTGCGGGCCTTGATGATGATGGCGGGATCGGCCTCGCCATCATAGGTCTGGTTGGTCTGCCCGAAGATGGTTTCGGGGATGGGGATCGCCTCCCCCTCCTTGGCCCCCTTCGGAGGCGGGGGGACAACCCTGCCTTCCATGAGATCGGCCTGCTCGTTGATGAATGCAGCCTCTTTTCGCTCTTCGCCGCCGGGGCTGTCTTCGATTTCGATTTCTTCGTCGGTGCCGGGGACTTTGCTTTTACGCTTGGCCATTGGTTCCTCCTATCGTGGGTTCAGTCTCGGTATGTTGACGCCGGTCTGCACGCCCAATATGTCGAGCAGCATTAATATCACCACAAGGGCGATAACGACGATCAGCACGATCTTGATGATCCGGTTCGGCGGGTCGGGGATCGGGATCGCGTCGAGCACGTAGACCGCCAGCCAGTACAATATGCCGATGACAAGCAGCCAGATGATCAGGGTTATGAATGCACTTATCATGTTATTTCTCCTTCGGAAAAGGGGGAGATAGACTGGGAGATTGACCGGGAGGACTGGTCGTTCTATCTGCCCCCTCCATTTCCGTTGTTGCCGTTACCACCTCCGTTTCCGCCAGCGTTGCTGTGTTCCGGCGGTCCCTTGCCGGGGTTGTCTCCCCCGCCTCCATGGCCACCGTCAGGGGGACCACCGCCTCCACCGTCCGGAGGGCCACCCCCATTGCCTCCATCAGGCGGATTGCCACCCCCACCATCAGGAGGATTAGGATCAGGGGCAGAGCCGCCACCGCTAGGAGGGTTAGGCTGGCCCACTGCTCCACCGCTTGAAGCCGACTGTTGCGGCGGCGGGGCTGGGTCACGGCTTTTGCCTTTTGCGGACGGCTGCGCTTCCTGCCGCTGCGGTCTGGCCGGATATTTCTTGAAGCAGATGGACCTCGTATCGACGCGCATCTGCCGCAGCACACGGCATTGGCTGGCGGAGAACTCGACATCGGCCTGCGGCCACGGGGCTTCCGCCGAAGCGGTTGAGCACAACAGGCACAAGATCAGGGCGGTTCTCACGGCGGGGAAGGTTCTCTCGGATACATATTGACCACAGGTACTTCAGTGCCGGGGAAATAAGGGCTTCTGGCATTGGGGTCCCTCATGAAATCTATCAAGAGATTTAAGGTTTCGCAGTAGCTGACCATTTCTTGGTCTGTGGGCTTCCTGTCCATCAGCACGTTGAGGGTCCAGCGTTCCGAGCCTTGGTAGGCAAAACCGGTGGAGATGCCATACTGGTCGCCAGCCCCTCTCGCCGACGCGATGCGGAGAGTGCATGGCCACTTGTCGGACAGCACCTCTTCGTAGGACGACAGGAAGCGGCCCAGCATGGCGGGATCGTCCAGCATGCGCCACATCGCGTAGCCGGGGATGACCACGATGGCCAGCAGCATGACGACCAGCACGTTGGTCAGGCTCAAGCCCTTCACGGCATCGACAACGGCGCTGAAGATGCCTTGGTTCTGGTGCGGGGTTGGCGGGGGCGTGCTCAATTGATCTGGACGCCATTGAGCCAGACTTCCAGATCGCCCTCCAGCCTGACGATGGGCCGCTCCGCAATGGAGGGTTCCTCGATGGCCGATATCTTCAGTGCCGTGAGGAACTTCTTGTGGTAGCCAGCGATCAGGCTCCCGTTCTTCGACACGTCATTATTGATGATCGCCCGCGCGTTGACTGGATCGTCCTTGGTGTCGTTGAAGTATTGACCCAGTTTCTTGTTGGTGAACCAGCCCTCGGACATCCCTCGGAACATGATTTGACTGGCAATAGCGAGGTCAAGCGCCATACTGGCATGGTATTCCAAGTCCCTGTCACCCGTAAGAGAGAGTTCCACGGTGGCGTTATGGTAATTTTCGCGCCATGTAAGCTGGACAAAACCTCTCCCGTAATAGGTTTGCCCGGTCTGGGGGTCTTTCTTGCCATAGGATTTGCCTGACCCCTTGCCATATTCCTCTATCGGCCACATGGTCCGGGCCGTCTCATGGAAGGTGGTCGCCAGCATGTACGCCGCCCACCTGAGATCATCGATGGGGGTGCCGGTGTTCTCGTCCTCAAGCTGGGAGAGGATGGCGTTCTGGCCATCGACCTGCTGCTGCGAGAGCGCCCCCTGAAACAGGGACGCTCTCACGCTGTCGAAATAAAGCGTTCGATTGAAGTTCATCCCGGCGGTCCTTTTGGCCGGGATTATGCGCCCCTAGTGAGACACCTGAACAGGGTAGCGCAAATGGGTGCCACGGAAGGCCCCGTTGGCCTTGTCAACCAGCCCCATCGAGGACAGCATGTTGATCATGGCCGACACCGATCCCTTGGAGGTGATGCCCATGCCGATGGCGATCTCCCGGAATGTCGGGGGACGCCCGTTCATCTCTTCGTAATTATGCATGAAGCGCAGGAATTCCTGCTGCCTCTCCGATACACGGTCGTCAGTCCCAAAGTTCATCATTGATCTCTCCTTAACCGCCAGACCTGTTGGGCCATCCGACCCGGCACGAACCGGACCAGCTTGCCTTCCTTGCGCTCGATGTAGGCACTGAAGGGCGGCGTCCCCTTGGTGCCTTTGAGGAACGAGCCGTAGGTGGCTATCGAGTAGGCGATGCGATGTCCCTCGCCGTGGAGGTGCTTGAGCCACTTGCGGTAGCGCTTCACCCCCTTGGTCATGACCTTCACGAGTACCACCACAACCCGAAGGCAGCGATCCAGAACAGGATGACGATCAGCCCGCCGATGGCCAACCCACG